TGAGCTTCACGGTGCGGCACGCGGTTGGGTCATCACGGCCGACTCAGCACGCCCCGAAACGATCAGCTACTTGAACCGACATGGCTATCCGCGCGTCGTAGGCGCCAAGAAGGGCGCTGGTAGCGTGGAGGAAGGCGTCATCTTCCTTCAGGGCTGGGATATCATCGTTCATCCGCGCTGCGAGCAGACCATCAAGGAGCTGACGCACTACAGCTACAAGGTTGACAAGGCGACTGGCCTTGTGCTTCCGATCCTCGCAGACGCGGACAACCACATCATCGACCCGATGCGCTACGCCCTCGAGGAGTTGATGGCGGCCTTTGGGACTGGCGCAGTCGGCTTTCCGGTCGAGATTCCTGAAGCGACCATCTGGTCACGCTTCGGTGGTGATGGCGATACGGGCAAGCCTGGTACGTCAGATTGGAGCGGCCTTGGCGGGTAAAGACATCGTCATCATGATCAAGGTTGACATCAAGCCGCTACAGCGCGAAATCCGGCGAGCGTTGCTCGACCTCTGGATCCTGCTCAACGGAACAGCTTACAACCATAGCACGGCAAGAAGGGTGACCGCCATTGGCTGACGCACATGACCTCGTCGTGCAGGTTGAAGAAGCCGTTGAAGAAGTTGCAGCGGTGATTCAAGAAGCGCATGAGCTGCTCGACGGAGCTGGCATACCGAAGGCGCAAGGGCAGCCATGCGACGATCCGTCGTGCAAGAGCGCCTTGGGACACAGGCTCCGCACGTTGCTCTCGCAGTACAACGATCTTCAGGAGCAGCTCAAAGGAAAGATGAGGGCACGATGAAGCGCGGCGACAACTTCTTTCTGCTGACCCTGGCAGCGGTAACCTTCAGCCACGCTACGCCTTACGCGTGGTGGGTTGACGGCGTCTTCGTCGCAGCATTGATGGCCGTTGGATCCGTCATGAATGCACGCGAGGCGCGCGTATGGTGATGCCAGACGCCTACGCCGCTGGTGCCGTCGCCAAGGGTACGAGCACGCGGAACAAAGATGGCTACTGCCTCGACTGCAAAAGAGGGCAGTACAAACCCCATGCACCTGGTTGCAAGTATTTGAACCACTGCGTAAACCTCGAAGGCTGCCTGTTGTCAGCCAACCATCAGGGGCCTTGCGTCCCGTCGAAGAGAAAATAAATGGCCGACGAACCTACAGCCGAAACAGTTCCGTTCCTCGACCTTGGCATCTCGGGCGTCGCTCGCTACGGTGCCGTCAGCCGAGTCTACGAGGAGTTCCTCCGCGAGCTGCAAGGACCCGCCGGGATGAAGCTCTATCGGGAGCAGGCCAGCAACTGCCCTGTTACCGGTGCCATCCTCTACGCCATTCAGCATCTGGCCCGCGGCACGACGGCACGCATCGACCCGGCGAACCGGAAGGGCGCCAACCCGCAGGACGCCATGCGGGTGGCGGACCGCGTCTCAGGTGCGTTGTTCGACGACCTGGAGACGACGTGGCCCGACACGCTGAGCGAGATTCTCTCGATGTGCGTCTTCGGCTGGAGCCTGATGGAAGTTAGCTGGAAGCGTTGCCACGGGCTCGAGCCGCGCAACCAAGCGCCGTACGCCGGACTGCTGCCGCCGGAGGACGTCACCGGTCCGACCGGACAGGGCGAGCCGCCTCCCGCGTTCACGCCGTCGAAGTTCGACGACGGCTGGATGACCTGGAAGAGCTGGGGTCTCCGCTCGCAGGAGACGCTCTTCATGTGGGAGTGGGACGACAACAGCCGCGCGACGGTGATGCAGCAGATGGCGCCGCCGGACTACAAGATCCGCCGCATCCCGATCAAGAAGTGCCTCCACTTCCGGACGCAGGTCTCGAAGAACAATCCCGAGGGCGTGAGCTTGCTCCGGTCTTCGATGCCCAGCTACTTGATGAAGAAGAACATCCAGTGGGTGGAGGGCGTTGGCATCGAGCGCGACCTGGCCGGCTATCCGGTCTTCCAGGTCAAGGAGCCCGACCCGAACAAGCGCTGGGTGCCGCCCGACATCTGGAATCCGAACGACGCGAACGCCGTCCGCGTCCTGACCCAGCTGAAGACCATGGCCCGCAGCGTGAAGCGCGACGACCAGGAGGGCATGGTCCTTCCGTGGTGGATTGACTTCAAGCTGATGGGCTCGGGTGGTTCGCGGAAGTCTTCGTTCGACACGAACGAGATCATCACCCGTTACGAACAACGCATCCTGATGAGCCTGTTGGCCGACTTCATCATGATCGGGCATGACTCCGTCGGCTCCAAGGCCCTCGGCGAAACGAAGACGGACCTGTTCACGCACGCGCTACGCTCGATCCTGAACATCGTCGCCTCAACAATCAACCGCTTCGCGATTCCCGAGATGCTGCGGTTCAACGGCGTCCCGCAGGAGCTGTGCCCGACCCTCGTGTTCGGCGACGTTGAGAGCGTCACGCTGACCGAGCTTGGCGCCTACGTGAGAGACCTCTCGGGCGCTGGTATGCCGCTCTTCCCAGACGGTGACCTGGAGAACTTCCTCCGCGACGCGGCCAAGATGCCGAACACCGACCCGAACGGCCTGATCGGCGATTCCAGTGCAGCTGAGACCGCTGCTGTAGACCCGGCGGCCGAGACGGTCGGAGGGCAGACGGCCGAGCCTGATGCCGAGGCCAAGCGTGCGGCCCGCAGAGAGAAGATCAACCGAGCAGCGCGCTCCTACAACGCGAAGCGGAGATAAGCAATGACAGACGGAAAGCTCCTCAGCGGACAGCAGCTCGCGCCAGAACAAACCCTCGTATCGGTTGGAGGGCACGCGCGTCTCCACAACCAGAACGACGGAAACCTCGTCGTCTACCTCGACGGCCCTCCGTTCTGGGCGTCGCAGACCGCAGGTCAACAGCCCGGCGTCCTGAAGATGCGCGCCGACGGCGACCTCGTCCTCACCGGACCCGACGGCCGAGGACGCGCGCACACCAACACGGCTGGACATCCCGGCGCGATGGTCCAGCTACAGGACGACGGGAACTTCGTGCTGTACGAGGACCCGAACGGACCGCAGGCCGGAGTTCCGATCTGGGCCGCGTCGACGGGCGTCTTTGTGATCGAGGACGTCGAGCCGGAGCCGATCCCGGCACACCCCGATCCGATCGTCGGCAGGCTCCGACTCAACGGGACGATGTTCGTCGACGACTCCGGTCCGATCAATCCGTGCTTCGCGCACGCCGGCGACCTCTTCGCACTCTTCGTCAGGGACAAGGCTCGCGCCCTGAAGGAGATGGACGACATGGTCGTCGTCGGCTATTACGGCGCTCGCGTCTGGACCTGCCTCGGCGGCGACTACTGGACCTCGAAGGACCGACACGTTGGGCCGAACCTCACTCCGAACTACTGGGCCCTGTGGTCCGAGTTCCTTCGCGAGCTTAACGCCCGTCTGCTTCGTCTCGTCGTCAGTCAGGGCGACATCGGCCAGGCCGGCGCTACCGTGAACCAAAGGAAGGCCTTCGCGACGCGGATGGCTCACGAGGCCAAGGCCGTCGATGGAACGGGCTTCATCTATGCCTTCTTCGACGGCGGCAACGAGGCCTGGCAGACCGGCGAGCCGAATCCCGACAACCTGGCCGCGTTTGTCCAGGCATACAAGGACGCAGGCGGCACGGCTATCCTGAGCCTGACCTCGCCGCCGGGAGAGAAGAAGGAAGAGCTGGACCGCTTCTCCATCTCGCCTGCTGATATCTACGACGTCCACACCTATCGCGGTGATCACTGGTATGACAAGCGTCGGCACATCTTCTCGATCCCCTACGAGGGAAAGCCGAACAAGAAGAATGGCATCGGGTCCGAGGGGCCGGGCAACGGGGACCTCGTATCGGTCTGCGACAACAAGCACGAACTGAACCACGAAGCGATGGGGTGTCTGGCCGCGGCTTCGTTCATCGGTCGTCAGGCCTACGTGTGGTTCAGCGGCGAGGGCGTGATGATCCAAGCCGGGTTGCACACGCAGCAAGGCTTCGAGGCCTGCGCGCTGGTCGCTCGACTCCTCCCCCGAGACGTGATGGCGTTCGCCGTCATCCACCACTCGGGGGACTCGTGGAAGAACGAGCGCGTCTTGATTCCGCCCAGTGACGACGTTCGCGTCGACGGGGCCTCGCACTCCGATGGTCGGTTCGCCTTCACGTTGGACGGCCCAAGCGGCACGCATCACTTCGTCGTGGCGCGGAACTTCACTGCCACGTTGTACAACCCGGCGACCGGCGCCGCGACACCGATCGAGGGAAAGGCCGGGCAGGCGCTCAGCATCAGCTGGGAACGCGGCCGCATCCTCGTAGGACGGAAGACGTAACGACGGTGCTCAGGTTCCTGAACCCGCCCACCGTCGCGAAGGCGCGGAAGCCCTCTACGCATGAAGCGGTCATCGACCGCCTCGCGCCGAAGATGAGTCGTGCTATCTTGCAGGCGTCGCTTGCCGCGCAGGGGCGGATCGACATGGATGCGCTGGCCGCTGGCATCGAAGCGGGCAGCGTTGGGCGGGTGCTCGACATGCTGGGACTGGAGACGTTCGTTGCGGATGACTTGACGCCGACGATGGACTTCTTGGTTGAGGCGAACGAGAGTGGCAGAGCGGTCGGAGTTCTACCTATCCGAAAGGACGGGGCAGCACGCCGACAGTTTGAGCTCCCGAAGGACTTCAAGCTGTCTGATGCACAGTATGACGTCAATACCAAGTTCCCTCGCACCATGATGACGGTTGCGGACGTCGATACCGGACTGTTGTCTTCTCCTTATCCCGGCAGCGACTGGCGCGTAAAGGAGATGGCGGAAGCGCTAAAGGCTGGCGCCAAGTTCCCTCCGATTACCCTTGAACAACAGAAAAACGGGAGTCTGAAGATTCTCGACGGCAATACCCGCGTTGCTGCCTTTCGTGAGGCCGGAATCGGAGGTAAGATTCCGTCGATCATCCGCCTATATGACGAAGGCACCGACCAAAACCTTCCGTCTGGCGTCGTCGTAGACAGCAAGCGGACGGCAAGCCTTCGCGGTCTTGTGTCTCCGACACCTCCTTTGGAGCTCGACCTCAAGGTCACGAACCCCAAGGCCATCGCGGCCGCCCAACGCCAAGCCGGCGACCTCCTCTCCTCTGTCAACTCTGAAACCAAGGCCACCGTTCGCAACCTCATCGCGCGGGCTTACAAAGACCAGGTCTCTCCTCGTGATACCGCGCGTCTCATTCGAGATGTCGTCGGCCTGAACGACCGGCAGTCCACGGCCCTCTACAACTACCGCGCTGGCCTCGTCGAAGACGGGCGTTCACCTGATCAAGTCGAGCGGATGACCGAGCGCTACGGCAACAGACTCCTCCGCCAGCGTGCCGACACGATCGCGCAAACCGAGATTCATCGGGCCTCGGCCGAAGGACAGCACGACCTCTGGCGCGAAGGCGTCCAGGAAGGCCGCATCAACCCAGCTACGGCACGCCGCGTCTGGATCGCGAACGCCGGAGCCTGTGACTGGTGTTCAGCCATCGAGGAGCTCAACCCCGAAGGCGCGCCGATCGACGGGCAGTTCGAGACGCCGGACGGCGACATGATCAGCGGGCCCGAGGAATCGCATGTCGGGTGCAGGTGCTCGACTGGACTGGAGACGGAATGATAGAACAACGCGTCGCCGACAGGCGCATCGAACTACGCCGCAAGGCCGGCCTGACGAAAGAAGAGCAGGAGGAGCTGCGGACATGTGAAGACATCTTCTGGGTCACCGACGTCAAGGTCGGGACGGTCGGAGTCTTTCGGTTCGTGGCCGTAAATCACATGCGCGTCGAGGTCTTGGTCATCGGAGATACGCTGAAAATCTCGTTCGATGACCACTATGACGACGGTTCGTCGCATGCAGTCTTGTCTACCGAGCAAATGGACAAGATCATCGAGTTTTACCAGGCAGTTCGTAATCGGTAAAGGAGCAGCGATGAACAGACGTTCGTTGTTAGGCATGCTAGCAGGGCTTTCTGTTTCGATGTGGGGCAAGCCTCCGGAACTAAAGGCTCAGAAGCCCGAACTACCAGCCGACGTCGACAAGAAAGACCTCCCGGACTACAGGGCAAGTCGTCTTTACTTTTATGGCGGAGGCCCTCCTTCGTTCCACATGATGACGGAAGCGGACAAGAAACGGTACAAGTAAGGAGCATACGGATGGTAAAGACGGGCGAGCGTATAACGGGAACTTTCGACAAGGGCCAGATCGATGAGCATACGATCACCCTCGAAGAGCTGTGCCGGAGGCTGAAAGAATCAGCGTATGCCGTTGGAACCAAGAAGGCGAACAAGATGCTGATGCTGAACGCGGAGGCGGCTCTCAGGACCCTTGGTAACCGGCTGGCCGAGGCCGACGAGAAGTTGGCTGAGCTGCAGAACAAACCTCTCATCGTCGGGCCTGGAGGCGCGCATGTCAATTAACAACCCGAAGGACTTCAAAGGCAAGGACGTCGTGACCCAGATCGCGCTCGACGGACTGACGTCGGCGCAACAGAGCACGCGCGATCAGCTTGCTGTCCTCCGCCAGACGCGCAGCCAGCGTAACGTTGGCCAGCTGAAGGTTCCCGTGCACCTCCAGCAACCGATCCTGTTGACCGATCAGGTGCAGGCGAAGCCCTCGCGGGCCGGCGGTGACGAGTGAGCACCGCGGCTGAAGACGAGCTGCTGACGGTCGATTACGTGGCCAAGAAGTGCAGCGTATCTGACAAAACCGTCCGCCGTTGGATCCGCGAGGGCGCGCTACCGTGTACCCTCGTCGGCCCGGCGAAGCGCATCCGCATCGCCCGGAGCGAGCTCGCCAAGATGCTCCGCCAGTCACAGAAGACAGCTTGATGATGGCCAAGGTCCAACCGGAAGCCTTCAGCCTACAACAGGCGGCTGCTTTGCTGAGCGTCAACGTCATGACGGTCAGACGGTGGATCAAGAAAGGGGACGTCGTAGCTTTCCGCGCCGGCCGAAAGCTATGGCGGATCCCTCTGTCCGAGCTCCGAAAGCTGAAGCAAATCAGGGAACAATAGGGTCTTTTCCTATACATTGCTATACCTTTTGGAGCTTCTACCTCGGCCTGGCCTAAGCTCTAGCCAGCTTGTCCTTCAACCTGCTCAAGAAAGACGAATCTCGTCGGGTAGTCTACGGCTGGGCCTCGGTCTCAGTCAAGGACGGCGAGCTGGTTACCGACCTCCAAGGTGACCAGATTGAGCCCGAGTGCCTGGAGCAGGCTGTCGAAGACTTCATGCTGGAGTATCGCGCAGGCACGGCCGACGGGGCCGGCGTCATGCACGAAACTCCCTCCAAGTGCGAGGTCATCGCATCCCTCGTGACGACTCCCGAAATCTGCAAGGCGTTTGGCCTTGGTTGCGAACAGGTCGGCTGGATCCTCGGCCTCAAGGTCTTGGACGATGCCGTGTGGGCTCGAGTGGTTTCAGGCGAACTGAAAGCGTTCTCAATCCAAGGCACCGCCGAGAAACGAGCGGTCGCATAATGGCAACGCTGCTGACTCGCCTCCGCTTCGATCAGGCCGCGAACCTCGTGGACGACCCAGCGAACCAGCACGCCAAGATCATGCTGTTCAAGCGCGTGACCAAAGACCAACCCGCGGCCGGCGCCGTTCACGTCGATACGACCGAATGGCTCAAGAAGGACGCGGAATACCTCGCCAACAAACGAAAGGGCTGGAAATGAACATTCTCAAGAAGCTGACCGCGATCCTCAAGGAAGCCGGCGTCCCGATGCCGGAACAGGCCGGCGACGAGCACGCCTTGAAGGCGTACTGCGACAAGCTGGGTGCCGCGATGGCTGCCTACGGCGACGGCGCTGGCCTCGCCGCCGACCACCCGCTGCACGCCCTGAAGGCGTTGCACAAGGAGATGAACGACGTCATGGCATCTGCCACGGCGAAGGCTGCGGCAGACAAGGAAGCGACCGAGAAGGCCGCGAAGCCCGAAGAAGGAGATGACGTGACGAAAGCCAACATCCAGACTGAAGTCGAGAAGGGCCTGGCGGACATCCGCAAGCAGCTCGACGCTGCCAACGAGCGCGTTGCCAAGGCCGAGGCTGTCAGCAAGGCGGACCGCGAAGCCCGCGAAGTCGAGGTCGAGAAGACCACGCTGCGCAAGTTCCGCCACGTCACCGTGGACGTGGACAAGGACGCGCCGATGTTCGCCAAGATGCGCGCAACGGATCAGCCCGCGTACGACTTCATGATCGCGCAGCTCAACGCGGCCGAGGCCGTCGCCAAGAAGTCCGGCGAACTCGAGCGCGACCTGGGCTCGCCGATGGGCGGCGGTAATCAGACCGCGTGGGCCGAGATCGAAGCCGAGGCCGCCAAGATCGTCGCGAAGGGCGAGAAGGGCCTCACGATCGAGAAGGCCATCGACCAGGCGATGAAGAACAACCCGGAACTGGTCAAGCGGTACAAGGCCGAGACGGCCGGTTCGCCCTCGTAGGCCACCGACACCAACTCAGATTCAGGAGAAACGAAGATGGCATACGAAGGCATTCAGCAGTGCATCCCCGGGCTGGTTTCCGGCGCTGACCTCAGCGCGGCTTCCGCCCAGTACAAGTTCGTCAAGCTGAGCGCAGACAAGACCGTGGTCCTCTGCGCCGCGCTCACGGACATTCCGATCGGCGTGCTGCAGGCCCCGACGCCGACCGCGGCCACCGGCCAGGCCGTCACCGTCTGCGGCTTCGGCGTGACGAAGATCCAGGCCGACGCTTCCCTGACCTACGGGCAGCTCATCGGCACCAGCGCCGATGGTCAGGCCGACGCCAAGACGCCCGGTGCCGGCACCGAGTTCGTCGTTGGTCAGGTCATCGCGGTTGCCGGCGGCACCACGGCGGGAAACTACATCACCGCCTTCATCAACTGCGCGAACCCCGGGGTCGCGGCGTAACGCTGCTGAAGCAGCCCTTTTAGGAGAACAGGTCAATGCCTCAGCCTCACCTCGGATCAGTTCACGTCGACCGTCCGCTGACCAACATCAGCGTGGCGTTCATGCAGGACGAAACCGCCTTCATTTCGACGCGCCACGCTGTGGTGCCGTCGGACAAGAAGTCGAACCTGTACTTCACCTACGACCAGAACAGCTTCATGCGGGACCAGGCCGAAGCGCGCGGCCCCGGCACGGAGTCGGCTGGCTCGGGCTACACGGTGGCCAACGCCTCGTTCAACTGCCAGGTCTATGCGCTCCACAAGGACGTGGACGAACAGACCCGGCTGAACACCGACGATCCGCTGGACGCGAAGCGCGATGCCGTGAAGTTCATCACGCGCCAGCTTCTCATCCGGCAGGAACGCCAGTTCATGACCGACGTCATGGCCGCGTCCATCTGGACGGGCTCCTCGACCGGCGGCGACATCACGCCTTCGCCGACCTGGGACGACCCGACCTCGACGCCCATCGAGGACGTGCAGGTGCAGCAGGCATCGATCCTGGCGAAGACCGGCTTCCTGCCGAACGTCTTCTACCTCAGCTTCCAGGTCTACCAGAAGCTGGTCCGCCACCCGGACGTGATCGACCTGATCAAGTACGGCGCGTCGGCCGGTGCTCCGGCCATCGCGAATGAAGAGGCCCTGGCGAAAATCTTCGGCGTCGAAGAGGTCATCGTCAGCAAGGGCGTCTACGCCACCAACGCCGAGAACGCCACCGCGGCTTACTCGCTGATGGCCTCCAAGAACGCCCTGCTGGTCTACGTGCCTAGCTCGCCGGGCCTCTACACCCCCAGCTCGTTCTACACCTTCATGTGGACGGGCGTCAGCTACGGCCTCGGGAAGACCATCGGCGCGTACGAAATCCCGATGCCCTGGCTGGGTCTGACCACCGTTCGCGTTGAAGCCCAGACGGCCTTCACGAACAAGATCGTCGGTCCGACCCTCGGCGCTTACTTCACCGCCGCCGTCGCCTAGTAGCAGGCTCCCTAGGCTGGCTGCCTCTTGGAGGTAGTTAGCCTAGGGGCCGGAGCCGGACGGCTTACCTAGGCCATCTGGCACGTGAAATCAGGCTATCCACCGAGAGCAGGTTGGCCATGTTGGTTGCGAACAAATCTATCACGATCGGCGGCAAGGCTTACAGCGCGGGCGAGCGCGTTGACGCCTTAGACCTCCCGCCTGGCAAGGTCGAGCAACTCGTTGCTCAACGCATCATCCGAGACACCGACGCCTCATCTCCGACCTCATGCCTAGTTCTCCGCGACGTGCGGATCAACGGCAAGAGCTTCAAGCGCGGCACGAAGGTCAACGCCGCGCGCCTTGATCCAAACAAGGTTTCTCAGCTTCTCGACCACCGGATTTTGGGACCGGTGATGACGACGTAAACAATTCTTCATTCCTGAATGACGCGCATCACGCGCGGTGGGAAAGGGACACGATGGCACAAACGGGATCCTCGGGCGTTTTCAAGGTCGGACAAATCCTCATGAAGGGCGGCGTCCGCATCCTGACCGGGTCGGGCGCTCCGACCTCAGGCACGGGCGGCGCCTTCTACAAGGCTGGTCCGGGCTCGCTCTATGTGCGGACGAGCAACGGCGCCGTCTACGCGAACACGAACACGTTGGCGAGTCCGACCTGGTCGTTGGTCGGAACCGTTGCCGCGCTGACCGACGGTACGATCCTCGTCGGAGACGCGACGAACCTCCCGGCCGAGGTTACGCTATCCGGCGACATCACAATGACGAACGCCGGCGTGACCGCCATCGGAGCGGGCAAGGTGCTCGAAGGCATGATCACCATCCCCGAGGGCGAAGTTCTCATCGGCGACGGCGATGATCTCGCCGTATCCCGCGCCGTGTCGGGAGACATCACCATCACCTCGGCAGGCGTCACCGCGATCGGCGCTGGCAAGGTGACGAACGCGATGGTCGCGCCTGCGGCCCTCGATGGCACCGTCGCGAAGGTCGTGGCCAACGTCAACGTCATCGGTGGCATCCCGGTCGTCCACCGCATCACGCTCGCGGCTGGCGCCCTGGCCGACACCGACGTCATCCTCACCCACAAGACACGCATCACGGACGTGCAGGTCGTCCTCACAGGCGCCGGCGTGGCGAACACTACCATCACCGTCAAAAACGGCGCGACGGCCATCACCGACGGCATCGCGGCCAGCGGTTCCGACAAGGCGATGACCCGCGCAGCCACGCTCGACGACGCGCAGTGGGACATCGCCGCAGCTGGAACGCTTCGCGTGACCAGCGCCGTCGGCGCTTCGCAGCCCGCCTGCGAGGTCATCGTCCACGGCATCCGGGTGGCCTAAGATGAGGCGAATCCTCATCCTTATCTCGTTGCTGGTAGCCTTCGGGATACCAGCCTCGGCACAGAGCATCGGCAGCGTCTCGCCTTATACGGCGACCGCGTCCCTGACGGCGACAACCTGCGTCGGAGCCTCGATCTCGGCCGCTGGCTGCATCGGTGTCAACCTCGGCGGCTACAAGTTCGTCGCCGTACAGCTGACGGGGACCTGGACCGGAACTGTCACGTTCGAAGTCAGCGTCGACGGCGGTACGACCTGGGTCACGCAGAACATGATGCCCTCGACCGGAACCCAGACGGCCGTGACGACCGCGACGGCAAACGGCGTGTGGTATTCAACCCAGCTCGTTGGGACGCAGTTTCGCGCGCGTTTCAGCACAGCTACTACTCCGCCGGTCGTCGTGACCGTCAGAGCGACGATGTGAGCATCCCGTTGCCACCGACCTTGCGGGACGACGAGATTCGACGCATCGCGGCCATCGTGGCCGCCGAACTCGTCGTATCAACTGCCGACGCCGCGCGGACGTTAGCGCAAGACACGGCAGCCGCGGCCAAGTCAGCTGCAGGGTCGATGACGACGGACATTCTCTATATCAAGCGTGACTTAGAGGAGATTAAAGACCGCCTTGACAGTAAGTATGTCAGCGTCGACGTCTTTGAGCCTGTTAAGCGTCTTGTGTACGGCCTCGTTGCCTTGATGCTCTCGAGCATTGTGATGAGCATCATCATGT